TTCAGGCATGCTAATAATATTAACATTACCTAACTCTCTGCTTATTTTCTTGCCAAACTCTAACCCTGCTGTGTCACCATCTGCTAATACTATAACAACATCGAAGTCATCAAGTATCTTATTGTAGTGTGGTTTCCAGTTGTTAGCACCTGGCACACCTATAGTTGGATGCAATGTTTTAACTGACATCATAATACAATCGAACTCACCTTCGGTTACGCAGATATATTTATCTGCAACGAAGCATGCTTGTGTATTAAACATAGTTGTTTTGCTACCTACTAACCCTAGATACTTAGGGTCTTCACCATGCATACCACGGAATCTAATATCAACTACACCTGATGGTGTTATGTATGGTATTGCAAGCCTACCTTTGTATGGCTCATGACCTGGAAGAGGTTCGTCTACCACTCCCAGATGAAAGATGCTTGCCTCTTCTACCGATAGACTTCGACCCTCTAGATAATCCTTTGCTAGTTCTATCTTGCTGGCGTATCTCTGTGTTGCTTGCAGTAAGAACTGACGCTGCGAACTTGATAGCCTCACGATAACTCCCTCCTTCTTTATGCATTATGAGTGAGTATGTATCACCCTTGACTCCACATCCATGACATATGAATACGTTTACATCATAGTTAACTGCTGCGCTTGCGTGACTGTCGTCATGGAACGGACACTTCATTTTGCGCCAGCCGCTGCCCATTGCAGGCACGGCTGCGCCTATGTAATTAAGATACTCTTCAATGCTTGCCTTGTCCATCTGTATGTCCACCAATCAAGGCTCGTGATAATAAATCTACATAAACATGTCCAGGCATAGTGCAATACCAATCGGCTGGGCTTCCCCTACCCTTCCGCTTGTGCCACACTACACCTGTCCATGCTTTATCGTTAGCCATTTCGGTTAACAATTCTTCTGTCCATCCACCAAGATTCATCTTGGCATGATTTTTTATTTCAATTGTAACTCCAGGTATACCACTGATGTCGCCTTTGTCTAGTGTTGCACCTGCTAATCGTCTATCTACATAAGGAAACCACTGCTTAAGATACTTAACTACGTCTCGTTCTGCACTTGAGCCTTTGGCTTTTGCTGCGCTACTCATACTTGTAATACTGTTTGATTATAATCACGGCTGATGTCCTCAAGATACATAGATGCTGGGTCGAATGATAGTGATACATATGTGTTACCAGTAAAGTCTGCTTTGCCATAGCGATTCTTAACTGGTGCTACACATAAGTATACATCTTGCCCTTGCATCTGTTGTCCTATTGTTAATACCATTGCTGGTATCTGACTGACCATACCTTGTAGTGCTGAACGTGGTTGGCATGGATTACCAAACGCACCTTCTTTGGTGTGGTGTAATACTAATACGCATGCATTAGTATCTCTTGCAAGATACTTAAGTTCTTTCATGACTGCACGCATGGCAGCAAACTCTTCGCCACCATCTGTTGCTATATCCATTAAGTTATCTACTACTATGAGGGCAGGACTTCTACCCCACATAGTTTCAAAGGCAGAAACTTCATCATCTAAATCTTTTAGTGATGGGCTAGGTTCAAAGGACCAGTATAAATTACTGAACTCATGTAAGTATTGTTCGGCTAATCCTGGCTGCACTTTTAGCATAAGTTCTGCTGCTGCTTGGGTTATCTTTGCTTTCATTGCAAGCAAACGCATAGCCATAGTATGTGCATTAGTATCAGCAGAGAAATATAATGTTGGTTGTTTTAATCTTGCTGCGATATGTAATGCAATACTAGACTTGCCTGAACCTGGAGTGCCAGCGATGATAGTAACTTCTGCTCTACGCAGAATAATTCCTTCACGTTGAAAGGCTTGAAAAGGTGGGGGTAATGGTTCTCCCCCCACCTCTGCTTTGCCAATACTACGGCGTAATGTTTTCATTTATCACATTTCTGTAATGTTTCACCACATTGTGAGCAACAAGTTGCATCACAATTTTTATACATATTGTTGTAATCATTTTCAGTGCTATGTTTATTGCAAGAGTCTGCAAGTTCTATGTCATTACAACATTTAGTTAACACACGCATTATGCTTTGGTTTGGTCGGGTGTAAATGTATCCCATCCAGGTTGTCCTTGCTTGATGTATTGTGTTGTGCATTTGTTTGTTGACCCTTGTGGTGCAGGGCAGAAGTGTCCTTTGTATGGACCAAACTTACCTGTTAACCCATGGATACGAGTCATAGTTCCATGAGGACAAGTGCGTGTGCCTAGTCCTGGAACTCCTGATGGTTGTTCGCTAATGATTGCACCACCAAATGCTGCAGCAATTGCTGCTGCTTGTGGTTGTGGTGGCACTGCTGCATTAGCACCGCGCACTGCTGCTTCTAGTTCTGCAGTTGCAGATGCTAGTGATGCAATTGATAGCGCAACAACTTGGTCTAGTTCTTCTGCTGTTGTAGCACGCAGAGTTACTAATGAACCTGCTGCTGACTTAACTGTGATGCTGATTGGTGCTTCGCTGTGGGTCATTCATTCTCCTTGATAGGGGTTACTAGGGATTTCTTTGTATCTCTGAAGGTCCTCACCTTCATTGCTAACTCTATACCTTTCCAACCTTGTTTGATGTCAACGAAATGTAGTTCACATTTACCACTGCCTGCTGGCAGATGGACAATGATTCCTTTATCTTGATTGACATCTCCCCATGCTGAACGGGTTGCCGTAGCGGGGTCATACGGCAAGCCGTGTGCGTATACCGCTAACTGCATAGCAATTTTATTCGGGTAGGAAATACTACCAGTCTTTAGGTCAGATATAAACAACTCACCTTTGTATCTTACGATGCGGTCAGGTGTGCCTGCTATCTTATACTTATCTAGCACGCAAAACTGTTCGATGTTTACATTCTCAAAGTTCTTTGTTGCATCATGGTATGCTTGTATGTCAGCAACATAGTCTTCAGGTATAACGCCAAGGTCTTCACCTCTGTCTAACTTTTCTGTCAGAGTATGGATAGCCGTGCCGATAGTAGCCTGTGCTGTTGCACCTGCTGCTTCCATTGCATCTTCTACTAACTTGTCCATCTCCAACTTGTTGTCTCGTGCTGCACTTGCAGCCAGTAATAAGTCAGGGCGCAGAGTTAATCCTGCTGCTGCCATACGTAACTTCCATGCTACTAATGCAGTGCCATCATCTAATGAACCTGCAACTGTAGTTGTTCGTGTATATGGTATTGCTTTCCCACCTTTCGGTGGGACTACTAGTGGTCTGCCATATCTATCTCTGGCAATTTCTACTTCCGCCATAGTTCTCCTTTGATTAGACTAGTAGTGGGTAGGACAAGGAGAGAGCCAAAACCTACCCACTCTAGTGTCCCCATCATAACATAGTTGACGGACTATGTATTGATGTCATGCCCGCAGTTGGGGCAAAGTTTTTGTTTCTTTTTGTATGGTTCATGCGCTATAGCATCACTGTATTCTATGCTGTAATAAATCTTACAACCATTACGAACACGTGTGCCTCTTAGTATAGCACCAGCCTGATGTAATACTGACAACACACCACTTGCACTACCGTGATGTATGTCTGCTTGTTCACCAAGTTCTTTCCAGGTTAGCCCGTTAGCACGGGCTTCTTTTAGTAAGGCTAACGCTTTTTGCTGGTTGTTATATTCCTTACCAGTGCGAAGATTATACAAGGCACGTTGCTGACTAGTCTCTGTTCCTGACCAGCCAGCAGTGCCATTGTATGGAACAAATGCATTACTCATCTATCTCTACATCTGATACTTCAATAGTATCTAGTGATATATCTCCACTACCGATGTTTAATTCGACATCGTTTTCGATACAATTAATGGCATCATCTTCGTCTTCGGCTTCGTATCCAGTAACTGTTGCAGTGATGTTAACTGTTGCAGTCCACTTACCACGTATTGGGTCGGCTCCGATAGCACGTAGCAATGTGTTGACTTCATTACGAGTGAATGTCGTAGAACCATCTTCCCATTCACCTTCACTAAAGAAGTCTCGAACTTTATAGAGTGTGTCACGTTCAAATATCCTTAACCTTACATTAGTTTGGATAAAGCGTAATACTTCTGCTTCAGTATAGGTTACTATATCATTTGTTTCTGGATTTGTTATGCTGATTGTGTTCATGTTTCCCTCTCGTTGTTGTGTGCTCCGTGTTCGCCACTGGCGGAGCAACCCAGTGAGAAAGTCCCTTATGTAAGTCAACAAGTTTACTACATAAGTTCTGCGTTTACCCATGTTAAGGTAAATCTATGCTGATAGCACTGCTGCAAGTGCTTTGTTTTTGATGGCATCATTACGTCCAGTAATTGTAGCAAGTGTGCGATTGTTTTCGCCACCACTTGCATAGTAATCTGCATACTCAACGACTGCTTGCCATACACCAAAGGCTGTGCCTTTAATGTTTTCTTGTGTTGGTGATTGGTCATAGATATGCCATGCTTTATCACGTGCAGCCCACGCTATAGTTTGTTGACGTTGCTCACCACGTGTAAGGAATTGCGCTGGTGTATTCTCAATGACTGGTGGCAGTGACCACACACCCCTGAAAATACGCATTGCTTTTTCTTTGTCTATCTTACGTCTAAGTAAGTCTGATGCTGTTAACTCATAGTGTCCGATAGCATCATATGTAAGGGTAGTGATAGCACGGATGTCAGATACTGATAGCGTTGCATTAGTTGTATGTTTCATACTATACATCATTGGCTTTCTTGATTTGTTAGTAAGCAACTTACCTATTTGATTAGCGCAAAAGATACGCTCAATAATAGGGCGTATGATTACTGATGATGAACCATCATGTGATGTCTTAGCCAATAGATATGCTGCATGTGGGTCACCAGATACTGTTACACCAGTAGGTAACTCCATAAGCATCCACACATTAGCACCTCCATTGTATTCACCTGCTGCACTATACCGTGCATCACCTGAATCAACGAGTGCATCTAACGCACTGAATACTTCCATGTTTTGAACAATCTTATACTTATCACCGACAACACCAATGATTGTATTGTCATTGTCTTTGCCTAACTTAAGTATGCCTTGTTTCTTTGGTATCTCATAGTAATCAGTTACTGTTTCTTGTTCACTGACTTGGTTATGCACGTAGCCTTGGATAGGAACTGACATTACTTCCCAGTCTAAGCCTGCTTGTTTGGCTACCTCTACTGCTGAGGTAGCATCTACTGCTGTGCCGCCACGCTTCCAAGCGTTGCGTCTGTTATTTACTAGTGCCTGTGTCATGCGTTAACTCCTTCAAATATACCTGCTGTTACTTTAGGGTGTATCTCTTGACGCATGGCTGCAAATGATTTAGGTTCCCAGCCTGCTGCATATACACGTGTTAATAGTTGTGCTAATGGATATGTTGAATTAGAATTAGCCAGTAACATAATTGCATCTGCTCTCATACCTTGTTCAAACCTAGTTTGAGATGCAAGACATGCTTGTGCTGACTTATACTTTTGTGGAGCACGATTCATTAATGTATACCATGCTTGATAGTGATTGTCTGTGGCTGTGTTTAAACCCATAGCATAGTCACGCACTTGTAAGTCTGTGTTAAGTGCAAAGATTAATGCTGCTGTGTCATCATCCGATAGCGTGCTGTTTGGATATGACTGTAGATAATCTTGCACTAGAATTGCATGCTTCTGTTGCCATGCTGAACCCATTTCGTGGTTAGCATCAATGTGTGATTCTGATATTGCTTGTAGTTTATCTGATAGTTCTTGCTTTGTCATTTTCTTTTTCATTGTTCTCTCTCTTAGTAGTAGTTATGTTTACGGTGGAATGACCAAGCACTTGATGGTTTGTCATACCGATGCTTGATATACGCCAGCCCCCGCGCAACTTGTTGCGGGGCTGGTGTTCCTTCAGGTGTATTAAGGACTTGTGCTATGCCATAGGCTGTGGATGTAGGGTTGTCTGCTTCGTGTCGCCAATTACTTTCAGCGGTCCACAATTTTACTAATGCTTTCCACTCACTACGATTCCATTCAGGGTAATGCATTAACATATAGCCACGTGCATATCGCTTAGCCATATGTGATGTCCATTTAACTGGACCTATTTCTACACACTCAGGGTTGTTATCAACCATATGTATGTATGACTTAAGTGGTATACCTATAAGTGTGGCTAGTGATAGAACTAATGTGCTACCTATGGATAGGGCACGCTTTACTCGTTGTTGCATGGCAACTCCTAGTCTAGTGTATGCATCTCATCGTATAATATATCTGGGTCTGCGTTATCTCTACCGCAGTTGTCTACATCATGATGCTCATCGCATCTACCGCATGGTTTATCTTCAACTGTATACACATCTGTGTCATCAGTATCAGTCATCATTACCACCTAGTGTATCGCTAGGTTCTTGTGGTCTATGCATATATGCAGTGTATATATCTTTTGCATATCTGCGTGCATCAGCCCATGCATTTTCACCATAAAAGTATTTAACTCTATAGCCTTTTAGTTTAGGCTTTACCTTAAGAAATGCATCATCTATATCTGCATAGTATACCTTAGCAAAAGGACTTCCTACATCTGACATTAATGACCATACTTTTACTTCGGATACTTTAGGTTTGGTTAGACGTGAGTGCATTACTCTACTTCTACCCACGCCATTGCTACACGTAGCAAGTTGTCATAGTCTCCTGACATAGACTCGGACATGTATTGATTTACTTCATCAGGTGTAGCACCTGCATTCTTAAGAGCACGGCTTACCTTAGCCATGATAGCCATAGCATTGCCGTCCTCTCCTACTAGTGTTACTGTGATTGGGAACTTGGTTGTTGTCATTGCTCTCTCCTTTACTTGTAGTTTTCTATTCGCATACGTGCTATGCGGTTAGCCTTAAGGCGTTCCTTAAGGAATCTATTTTGTTTCATCAATACTACATTGCTATATGTCAGTAATACTATCATAAGTATAGACATGCCTAATGCTATAAGTGTAGCAGTTACATCACTCGCTGTGAAATACATGGTATATCCTTATCTGTAATTGTAATGGACTTGTTGTTGTCTGACGAGGTTACGGTATATGGGCAAGAAAAAGCAGGATAGACCGAAGCCTATCCTGCCTATGCTTTCTTGATTAGTCTACTGCAACTTCGTATACTTCAAGTTGTAATTGTGGTGCTCGGCGTGCTGACTCTGCCACATTCTGTCGGCGGTCAAAGTGTGTAACCAAGCGACCTGTTAGTGTCACTACTGTTGTTTCTTCAGCGCCTTGTCGTGATGCATCAAGAGTTCTTAGTGTTTTGACTACGTTGTTATCTTTACCGATGATGTTGATGCCTGCTATGTATACAATGCGGTCTGCGTCTCCATTGCTTACGCGGCTTACATCACGTTGATTAAGCCAGCCAGTTAGTAATGTTCCTTGTGTGCCTGTATATTCTCTGATGTTTTTGATAGTGCCTTGAATTGTTACTGAGTTTTCCATTTGTTTCTCCTTGTTTTCGTAGTTGGCAGACTGCCCTGCCGTAGGCAACAGGGCAGTGTGCCTTTGATTAGTCTTATTTGTCCCAGATACTTTCTTTGTTTATGATGTCTGCTGGGTAGTAGTCGCAGTCATGTGCGATACGGTCTGAATCGGTGTCTAGCATGACACCGCATGAACACTTGATTGGATATTCTTTCATGCTCTTACGTTCCTTTCTAGTGGTTTATCACAATCTTGGCAGTCATTGAACTTCCGAGGTGTGAGTAGGTGACACCAAGGGCAGGTGGTTTCACGCATGGCTTGCGTGTAATCATCTAACTCCCATAGGTTATCGAGTTCTCCGCCGTCTATTAGTTGTGCTATAGGTGGCAAGAACTCATGTCGTATGTTAAGTTCTTCGTCATTGTCTAGGAACTTAACGCTTAGTTCTACAAGGTGGCACTTGTCGTCCCATATTTCTATCATCTTGACTATCTTGCCAGCCTTACCTGTTACTGTTTGTGATGATAGCCAATCACTACCGCTGTGGTTTTCGTTCTTCCTGAACCAAGGGCGTTCATACTGGTCGTTACCTTCGTCCACTATATCGTGGGCTAGGTCTGATAGTCGTGCTTCTTGCTCTTCTACACATGGTCTGCATCTGTAGTCGTAGTCATCTAGGTATACGCAATCGTTGCATTGTGTTGATACGCTGATACCGTTAGATGTATATTCGTTACTCATGCTTGCTCTCCTTTTCTGTGAACCGCCTACCGATTTGATAGGCGGTGAACTTAACTTACTTTTTTGTTGCTTATGCCTCCACTCTCTTGGTAGGGATTCCTGCTTTTTCGGCACGTTCAGCAGTATCTGAAGCACCACGGCTTTTATCTTTAATGAACGCTAGGCAAGCATCAGCACCTAGGGTAACCATCAACTGATTTCGCTTGAAACCTGCTGACTTACCAAATTTATCCCATTCTGCTGGGTGCTTTTCAACAACCCAACCGAGGTCGCGAGCCAAGGACTCGCACATGTAGTCAGCACCACGGATAGCATTACCACTGACTAGGGTTACATCAGTTCCATGCTCACGCACAATCTCACGCAACTCAAGAAGGATAGTTTGCTTATCTTCCCAAGCACGTGAACCAGTAATCAACAATCTAAACATAACAACTCCAATCAATATAACTTCGTATTCAATTTGAATACAAAGCAAGACATAAGGGGATAGAAGGGAATTGTCAAGCAGGGCGTTTTTCCCTGCTTGATAAGGAATGAATATCCCCTACCGAAGCCGATAGGTTAGGACAGAGCAGATGCCAGCCATAGTATATTTATTTTTTTTATAGGTAACTGTGCCCCCGACTACTGTCGGGCAGACTGTATAGCAACAGACAACCCACGCTGTATAGATAGTCAGACTGCTAGCCATTGACTAATAGTCTATGACCCCCTATATGTTAATGGTGTTGCTGTTAGTATATTGTATCTCTAACCATAATTTTCTGTCAGTATAGTGACGCAGACTGCTCTGACCAGGACTTTTATAAATAGTTTGCAATAAAGTGTTCGTTTTACCTGTTTGAACGGATTAATATAGATGTAGAGTTTTATTAGTTCAGAACTCTTTTTAGAGAGTTCTTCACTCTGTTACAGACTGCTGGACAAACAGACTATTATAGGATGGGCATAGTCTGCCTATCGGACAGTTGGG